GTCGAATTTTTCTAAGGTCCGCTCGCCGTGATCCAGTACGGTCGCAAGTCCGCTGCACAACTGGCCATCCTGTCGGAGGCATCGAACGCGCCCGCGTCGAAGGTCAAACCGTGGGAATTCAAGCGCGGAAAGACACGCGGCGAGATCAACGCGAACTGGATCGAGGAACACTGCCGGATCCCGGAGGGGAAATTCGTCGGTCAGCGGGTGAAGCTGCGGGAGTGGCAGCGGACAGAGATCCGGGCCGTCTACGACAATCCGGCGGTCACGCGCCGGTACATCTCGAGCCGCGGCCGCAAGAACGCGAAGACCGCGCAGGCCGCGTTTCACGTGCTGTTGCACCTGTGCGGGCCGGAGGCGAAACGGCGGCCGAACAGCGACCTGTACAGCGCGGCGCAATCGCGCGACCAGGCCGGGATTCTGTTTTCGCTCGCCGCGAAGATGGTTCGCATGTCGCCGTCCCTGCTGCCGGTCGTGGGCGTGCGCGATACGGCGAAGCAACTCTACTGCCCGGCGCTCGGCACGACGTATAGGGCGTTGTCAGCCGAGGCCCCGACGGCCTATGGCCTAAGTCCCGCCTTATGTGTGCACGACGAGCTCGGCCAGGTGCGCGGGCCGCGGTCGACGCTGTACGAGGCGCTCGAGACGGCCGCCGGCGCGCAGCATGAGCCGCTGTCGATCATCATCTCGACGCAGGCGCCGACCGACGGCGACCTGCTGTCGATCCTGATCGACGACGCGAAGACGGGTGCGGATCCGCACACGGTGCTGTTCCTGTACACCGCCGACGAAACGCTCGACCCGTTCAGCGACGAGGCCCTGGCGCAGGCGAATCCGGCGCTGGGCGATTTCCTGAACGCGGCGGAAGTGCGCAGCCAGGCGGAGTCGGCGCGGCGCATGCCGGCGCGCGAGGCGGCGTTCCGCAACCTGGTCCTCAACCAGCGCGTCAACCTGTCGAACCCGTTCATTGCGCGCGGCGTCTGGGACGCCTGCAACGGCCGCGTCAGCGAGAAAGCGTTCGAGCGCGCGGCGTGGATCGGGCTGGACCTCTCCGAGAAGGCGGACCTGACGGCGTGCGTGATGGTCGGCCAGGACGCGAAAGGCGCCTGGCACGTTCGGCCTGAATTCTTCGCGCCGGAGAAGGGCGTGCACGACCGGTCACATCGTGACCGGGTTCCGTACGACGTCTGGGCGAAACAGGGCTTTCTGACGCTGACGCCGGGCGCCTCGGTCGACTACGGGTTCGTCGCCGAACACCTGGCCGAGCTCTGCGCGCAGTACCCGGTCAAGGGGGTCGCGTTCGATCGCTGGCATATCAACCTGCTGCGCTCGGAACTCGACAAGATCGGCGCGACGGTGCCGCTCGCCGAATTCGGCCAGGGCTTTCGCGACATGACGCCGGCGCTCGCGGTGCTCGAGCATGAATTGCTCGAGGAAAACGTTCGTCATGCCGGGCATCCGGTGCTGACGATGTGCGCGGCGAACGCGGTCGTCACGCGCGACGCGGCCGGCAATCGCAAGCTCGACAAGGCGAAATCCACGGGCCGGATCGACGGCGCGGTCGCGCTCGCGATGGCGCTCGGTCGGGCGGCCGCGAACGAGGGCGAACGGAAATTCCAGGTTTTCGTCGTGGGGTGAGGCCATGAACCGCGTCTGTGCAGACCTCGAGATCCGATCGGCCGACGAAGGCGAGGAACGCATTCTGGTCGGCATCGCGTCGACCGTGGGTGTCGATCGGATGGGCGACGTTGTCGTCCCCGAGGGCGCCAAGTTCGCACTGCCATTGCCCCTCTTGCACCAGCACAACTCGCATGAACCGATCGGCGAAGTGATCGAAGCGACCGTGACCGGCAAGCGCATCACGGTCAAAGCCCGCATCGCAAAGAACACCGGGCTTCAGTACATCGAGGATGCGTGGAAGCAGATCAAATCGAGGCTCGTCAAGGGCTTCTCGATCGGATTCCGTGCGATCAAGCACGAACTGCTGGACCCAAAAGATCCCTGGGGCGGCCGCAAGTTTCTCGAATGGGAGTGGATCGAGTTATCGACCGTCACGATCCAAGCGAACGAGCCGTCCGTCATTCAGACCGTCAAAGCCTTGGACCGCGAGCGGCCGCGTTTGGCCACTGTGCTCGCATCTCCGAAAACCTCCGCCGGCGGCACGGCAACGACCTTACGGCCGGGAGGCCAAACCAAAGTGAACATTCAGGAACAGATCCGATCGCTCGAGGCGACGCACACGGCGCTCCTCGGGCAGCAGACCGCGCTGATGGACAAGGCGCGCGGCGAGGGCCGCACGCTCGACTCCGAGGAAGGCGACACGTTTGATTCGCTGACAAAGGACGTCGAGTCCGTCGTCGCCGACCTCGCGCGGTTGCGCAAGATGGAAACCGCCGTCATTCCGAAGGCGATCCCGGTCGCCGGCGGCAATCCCGGTGAAGCGCAGCAGGTGCGGGCCGGCGTGGCGATCACGGGCGGCCGTTCCCAGGTGCCGAAGGGCATCCCGTTCGTCCGCTACGCGATGGCGCTCGCGAATTCGGGCGGGTCCATTTCCGACGCGCTGATGTTCGCGCGCCGCTGGAAGGATTCCACCCCCGAGGTGCTGCTGGCCCTCGAGCAGAAGGTCGGCACGGCGGGCAGCACGACGGATTCCGACTGGGCCGCGCCGCTGGTGTACCCGACGCAGCTCGCGAGCGAATTCCTCGAGCTGCTGCGGCCGGCGACGGTGATCGGCCGACTGCCACTGAAGAACGTCCCATTCAACGTGCGCATCGCGCGGCAGACGGGCGGCTCGACGGTCGCGTGGGTCGGCGAGTCGGCGCCAAAGCCGCTGTCCGACCTCGCGTTCGATTACGTGACGCTGGCCTACACCAAAGTGGCCGGCATCGTCGTGATCACCGAGGAACTGGCGCGGCTGTCGAGTCCGTCCGCCGAAGGCATCGTGCGCGACGACATGGTGCGCCAGATCGCACAGTTCCTCGACGAGCAGTTCCTCGACCCGGCGATCACCGCGACCGCGGGCGTGCGCCCGGCCTCGGTGACGAACGGCGTGACGGCGATCCCGGCGAGCGGGACCGATGCGGCGGCGCTGCGCTGCGATCTGCGCGACCTGTTCGCGACTTTCACCGCCGCGAACCTGTCGCCCTCCGGGTCGACGCTGGTGATGTCGGAAATCATGGCGGCGTCGATCGGCATGATGGTGAACGCGCTGGGCCAGCCGGAGTTCACCGGCCTCGGTGCCGGCGGCGGCACGCTCGCGGGCCTGCCGGTCGTGACCTCGCAGTCCTCGGTCCTCGACGACCAGATCGTCATGATCAAGGGCAGCGAGATCCTGCTCGCGCAGGGCGGCATCGAGGTCGACGTGAGCCGCGAAGCGACGCTGGACCTGGCGGGCGGGACGGCGCCGGCGTTCAGCCTGTGGCAGCGCAACTGCGTCGGCATCCGGGCCGAGCAGTGGGCCAACTGGGCGAAGGCACGCGCGGCGGCGGTGGGCGTGATCTCCGGCGCCGACTACGGAGCCTGCGCGGAAGCGTAAGGCGCACTCCGGGCCGCCGGCGTTTCCTCTCTGCGTCGGCGGTCCCTTGGGGGATGACATGGTTCAACTGATTGCACGTAAACCGCTCATCTACGCGGGCCGGCGCTACCCGGCGGGCGTCCGGTTCGAGGCGTCCGGTCGCGACGCCCTGCTGCTGCAGGCGGTCAAGTCCGCGGAGCTCGCGCCGATCGACAAAGGCTCGGACGCACCGCCGAAGCGCAAGCGCGGACGGCCGCGCAAGCACGCCGCCGAGACGCCGATGAAAACGCCGCACCCGGTGCCACCGCCGGTGCCCGAGCGCGAGGACGACGACGACACGCCGCTCGAGCCACCCGACGAGGACGACGCGCCGCCCGACGAGGACCACGCGACGGAGCAGCCGCCCGGGCAATCGCCGACCGGCCGATCGACCGGCACGCTGCGCGCGAAAAAGCGCACGTACAAGCGACGCGACCTGCACGCGGAGCGCTAGTGCGCCTGCTCGGCTTTGAAATCAAGCGCGTTCCACGTGAAGCACTGTCGCCGGTGTGGGGCGGCGGCGCGCGCGGCGGATACGGCGGCTGGTATCCGTGGATTCGCGAGAGCTACCCGGGCGCCTGGCAGCAGAATGTCACGATCGACACGCCAAGCGTGCTCGCGTATCACGCCGTCTTTGCCTGCATCACCCTGATCGCGAGCGACATCGGCAAGCTCCGGTACAAGCTCGTCGAGCTCGACCGGCACGGCATCTGGACCGAGACGGAATCGCCCGCGTTTTCGCCGGTGCTGCGCCAGCCGAACAGCTACCAGAACCACATCCAGTTCAAGGAATGGTGGACGACGTCGAAGCTCGCGCGCGGCAACGCGTACGCGTTGAAGCAACGCGACCAGCGCGGCGTCGTCACGCACCTGTACTTGCTCGATCCGTGCCGCTGTCACCCGCTGGTCGCCCCCAGCGGCGAAGTGTTCTACGAGCTGCACCAGGACAACCTCGCGAACCTCGAGGAACCGGTGATCGTGCCGGCCTCCGAAATCATCCACGACCGGATGAATTGCCTGTTTCACCCGCTGGTCGGGCTGTCGCCGATTTTCGCGTGCGGCCTGGGCGCGATGCAGGGGCTGGCGATCCAGAACAACGCGGCGCTGTTCTTCCAGAGCATGAGCCGGCCGGGCGGCGTCCTGACCGCGCCGGGCTCGATCAGTGACGCAACCGCGGCGCGCATCAAGGCCTATTGGGAAGAAAACTTCAGCGGCGCGAACTTCGGCCGGACGGCCGTGCTCGGCGACGACCTCAAGTATCAGCCGCTGACCGTCACCGCCGAGGACGCGCAGCTGATCGAGCAGCTGAAATACACCGCCGAAATGGTGTGCAGCGTCTTTCACGTGCCGCCGTTCAAGCTCGGCATCGGGCAAATGCCGACCTACCAGAATGCGGAACTGCTGAATTCGATCTACTACTCGGATTGCCTGCAGTCGCAAATCGAGCAGATGGAGGCGTGCCTCGACGACGGGCTCGGCATCGGCCCGGGGCGGCCGAAGGACGGGCACACGTACGGCGTGGAGCTCGACGTCGCCTCGCTGCTGCGCATGGACACCGCGACCGCGATCGACACGCTCGCGAAGGGCGTCGGCGGTGCGATCTTTGCACCCAACGAGGCGCGCAAGCGGCTCGACCTGCCACCGGTCCAGGGCGGCGATACGCCGTACCTGCAGCAACAGAATTATTCGCTCGAAGCCTTGGACGAGCGCGACCGCGACGCGCCCTTTGCGAAACCGACACCCGTCGCGCCGCCCGCGGAGGCCACGCCGCCAAACGTACCCGCCTCGGGGGATGCGGGCGACGCCGACGGGGCCGAAAAGTATTGGGCCGCGATGGATGCGCGGATTGCGGCGCGAAGGGTTCCCGCATGAAGCCAGAAATGCTCGCCGACCTGATCGACCGATTTTTCGACGCGGCGATCGCGCCTTTCGTGGCGCGCCTGACTCGCCTCGAGCAGAACCTGGCCGCACTCCCACCCGTGCGCGACGGCGCGCCAGGGCGCGACGGACGGGACGGGCGCGACGGCGAAGACGGCGAGGACGGGCTCGGCTTCGACGACATTTCGGTCGGCTATGACGGCCGGCGCTGTCTCACGCTGCGCTTCGTGCGTGGCGAGCGCGTGCGCGAGTTCCCGATCGTCGCACCCTGGCCGATGCATTGCGGCGTGTGGCGCGAGGACGCGGTGTACGTGCGCGGCGACGTCGTCACGCACGGCGGCTCCTGGTGGATCGCGCAGCGCGACACCCAGGCGCGGCCCGCCGAGGGCGAGGACTGGCGGTTGACCGTGAAGCGCGGCCGCGACGGCAAGGACGGCGAGAAGGGCGACCAGGGCGAGCCCGGCACGCCGGGCCGACCCGGGCGCGACCTGACGAACCTCGGGCCGGACGGGAGCAAGTGGAGCTAGGAGGGCGCACCGATGTTGTTATCCCTGTTGGCGCTGCTGATCGTGGGCGCGTTCGTCTGCGCGGTGCTGAGTGCGATGGGCAAGGCGCCGCTGTGGGTCGCCGTCGTGCTGCTGACGCTGGCGGTCGCGGTGCAGTTTTACCCGCTGCGGTGATGCATGGCCGCTGACCTGATCACGCTCGAGTACGCAAAGGCGCATGTGCGGCTCGACCACGACGCCGACGACGTCGACCTGGCCGCGAAGATCGCCGGCGCGTCGGTGATGATCATTCACTACCTCAAGACCGGCGCGAATTCGTTCATCGACGAAAACGGCGACCTGATCCCCGGCGAGACGGTGCCGGCCGACGTGCAGTCTGCCTGCGCGGTGCTGGTGGGAATGCTGTTCAAAGATCGCGACGGCGAACTCATGGCCGACTGGCAGCACGGCTATCTGCCGTTCGAAGTCACGGCGCAGGTGTATATGCGTCGCGACCCGGCCCTCGCATGAAGGACGGCACCCTCGCCGCCGGCCGGCTCCGTCACCGCGTCACGATCGAGGCGCCGGTCGAGACGCAGGACGCGACGACGGGCGCGATCGACGTCACCTGGTCGCCGCTGTGGGTCGACGTGCCGGCCGAAATCGCGCCGCGCTCCGGTCGCGAATTCCTGGCCGCGCAACAGCTGCAGGCGGAAGTCTCGACGCTGATCACGTTCCGCTGGCGCGACGGGCTCACCGCGAAAGACCGCATCCGGCACGGGACGCGCATCTATAACCCGGTCGCGCTGCTGCAGGATCCCGACTCCGGGCTCGAGTACATCGTCGCGGCGTGCGGCGACGGCGTGAATGAAGGCTGACCGTGGACGTCACGTTCACCCTGCACGGCGCCGAGGACGTCCAGCGCAAACTGGCCGCGCTCGGCGACGAAAAGCGCGTGGTCAGCGTCACGACGAAGGCGGCCCGCAAGGCGATGAACATCGTTCGCGACGCGGCCCGCAACAACGCCCGCGCGATCGACGACCCGGCCAGCCCGGCGATCATTCCGAAAAACATCGTCACCGCCAACAGTCCGCGCGGCGGCCGGCGCATCGGCGGCGTGGTGATGCGGGTCGGCGTCATGGGCGGCGCGAACACGCGCTCGCCGGGCGAAGGAATCGACGCGCTGCCGGGCAAGGACACGCGTCACTGGCGCTACGTCGAATTCGGCGCGGAAAAGGTACCGGCGCGGCCGTTCATGCGGCCGGCGCTCGAGAACAACGTCGGGCGCGTGTCCGACGCCGTGTTCGTGGAACTTGAACGGCAACTGGCAAAGCTTCCCATCTAAGAGGGTCCGGACCATGACACCGTTTTTTGCATTGATCACGCCGGTTGCGCCACCGCAGCCGGGACAGCCGCCCGGCATCTGGGGTGGCAGCAACGAACCGTTCCCCGGCTACTGGGTGCCGGGCGCACCCGGAGCGCCGGGCTATCAGCCGCCGACGGGTCAGCCTCCGGGCATGTGGGGCGGTTCCAATGAGCCGTTCCCCGGGTGGGGCTTGCCGCCCGAGGGGTGGAATCCGCCCGAGCCGCCGGCCGGCGCGGTCCCCGAAGGGAAAGCCCTGGTGATCCTGTACGTGCCGGGCGAGGGATTCAAAACGGCCGTCGTGCCGAAGCCCGGCCCGCCCGGCAACATGCCGCCCGCCGTGCAGCCGGTGAAGCGCCGCTGATGTATCCGCCGATCTTTTCCGTGTGTGCCGCCGACCCGGCCGTCGTGGCCCTGCTGTCGGACGGTGGCGGGCGGATCCGTTTGTATCCCTTCGGCGAGGCGCCGCAGCACGACCCGCACGTCTATGCCGTGTGGCAAATCGTGTACGGCGCCCCTGAAAACTCGTTGTCTTGCCCGCCGGACCTGGACCGGCACGGCGTGCAAGTCGACGTCTATGCGAGCAACTGTGACGACGCACGCTCGGCCGCGCGTGCGCTGCGCGATGCGATCGAAAGCGCGGCCTACGTGGTTTCCTGGAATGGCGAAACGCGCGACCCGACGACGCGCGCCTATCGCGTCAGCTTCACGTCGGACTGGCACTCACCCAGGGAGTGAGCGGGGGTTGATGCAATGGCTGTTGTGACCCGTGGAACGCAACTCTACTACCTGACGCCGCCGACGACCGTCACGGCGCTGGCCTGCCCGACCGCAATCACCGGACTCGACGCGCCGCGCGAGCAGATCGAAACGACGTGCCTCGAGGACACCGCGCGCACCTACGAGGCCGGCCTCGCGACGCCGGGCGCCGCGTCCGTGACGGTGCAATTCGACCCGTCCGAGCCGTCGCATATCGACCTGTACGACATGTGGGTCAACGGCGATCCGCCCGGCAAATGGGCGATCGGCTGGTCGGACGGCACCGCGCCGCCGACCGCGACGGCCGGCGAGTGGGACTTCCCGACCACGCGCACGTTCACCGAATTCGAGGCGACCGTGAACAGCGTTCCGTTCGATTTCAGTCTGAACGCGGTCGTCACGTCGACGGTGCCGTTTCAGATCTCCGGGTTGCCGGTGCTGCACCCGAAGACCACATGAGCGGGGACTTTACCCTCGAGCGGCTGCGCGCGATCGGAGGACTGGTTTCGGCAAGCACGGAGACACACGTCATCGCGTGGCGTGGCGTCGACGAAAACACGGGCGAGCCGACCACGTTCGACCTGTCGATCGAGGTCAAGCGCATGGCGTTCGGCTGGATCACGCGGACGATGCGCGAAACGCGCTCGCTCGCGAACGGGCACGACGAGCAGCGACTGGTCGAGGCGGCGTTGATTTCCGGCGGCGTGCGGATCAACGGCCTCGCGCTTTCGTACGACGAGGCGCTGCAACTCGAGCCCAATCTCGCCAATGAGTGCTTGCGCTTGTTCACGCTCGTCAACCCGATCCGCTCAGCCGACAGCGAGGCCTCCCCAAAAAACTGACGGGCGCCGAGGTGTTCTGGTGCGAGCTCGTCTTGCACGGCATCGGCGGCGCCACGATCGAAGAAGCGCAGGAGCGGTTGACGTACGCGGAGGCGGTGACGTGGGCGCGGTTCATGGAGCAGCACGGCACGCTGAACGTCGGCCGGCGGATCGACCGCCGGCTCGAGTGCGGGTTTGCGGGCCTCGCCGCGCTGATCATCAACCGCACCGGCGGCGATCGGGGCCGGCCGGTCAAGGCGGCCGAATTCATGGACACGCCGGCGCCGGTCGAGGAACTGACGCCGGACGTATTCGCGCGGATCGCAAAGACGGGACGCTAGATCATGGCTAACCGATCGCTCGGCACGCTGACGCTCGACCTGCTGATGAAGATCGGCGGGTTCCAGAAGGGCGCCGACCAGGCGGCGCGGACCTCGGCGAAACTGCGTAAGCAACTCGAGGCCGACATGGCCGCGATCCGCGGCATTTTCCGCGTCGCGGGCGCGTTCGGCGCTGCGCTCGGCACGCAGCAATTGCTGCAGGCGGGTGCCGCGGCGATCGAGTACGGCGACGAGATCCTCAAAGCCTCGAAGAAAACCGGCATCGCCGTCGAGGAAATGTCGTCGCTGGCGCAAGTCGCGGACCTGAACGACATCGAATTGACCTCGCTGTCGACCGCATTGAAAAAGATGCAGGTGACGATGTCGGAGGCCGCGAGCGGGTCGAAAGCCGCCAATGAAACGCTGGCCGCGCTCGGGCTCACGATCGCCGACCTCAAGAACCAGGCGCCGGACAAGCAATTCGAAACGCTCGCCGACCGCATCTCGAGACTGAAAGACCCGGCCGACCGGGTGCGGGCCGCCGTCGACCTGTTCGGCAAGGCGGGCGCCGATCTGCTGCCGATGATGGAGCAGGGCGCCGCCGGGATCCGCAAGGCGCGCGAGGAAATCGAGCGGCTCGGCGGCGCGCTGACACAGGAACAGGCGCAGGCGCTGGCCGACGCGGACGATGCGATCAAACGGCTGCACCAGTCGTGGAATGACTTCGCGCGCGACCTGACGGCCAAGGTGGCGCCGGCGCTCACGTACGTGTTCGACACGCTCGCGAACGCGGACCAGGCGCGCATCCTGCAAACGCGGGCGCAACAGATCGAAGCCCTGCTGACCTCGCGCGGCCCAACCGTGGAACAGTTCGCCGACACGGCGGCGTTGCGCGCGGAGCTCGCCGACATTGAGCGGCAACTCGCCGCGCTCGAGGAAGCGGAGCGGCGGTTGCTGCTCGGCGCCGGACGCCAGGCGACGCGGCCGGAGGCGCCGCCGGGATTCCAGCCGGAGCCCGACAAGACCAAAGCACCGACCACGGACGAATGGCTCGAGGCGATGGGACTCGGCGAGATCCCGATCGCGGTCGCCGAGATCAGCAAGAACGCCTACGACCAGATGCTCGACGAATTCGACGAGCGGACGGCGACCGCGCGTGAAAAGCAACTGGCCGAATGGCACCAATTCGACGCGGAACTGCAGACGCTACTCGCCGAAGGGCTCGACCCGTCGATCGCCGCCGAGCGCAACAAAGAGTTCATCGAGAAGATGCTGCCGGACATTGAATTGACCGCCGAGAAAATCATTCCGCCGAAAGAGGTCGAAAAGGCGAGCGAGTTCTACCTCGAGGCGATGCGCAACACGCAGGACATCGTCGCCGACACGCTGGTCAACGGCTTCGACGAAGGCGTCGACGGGATGCTGAAAAGCTTCGCGGATATGCTCTACAAAATGGCCGCCCAGGCCGCGGCGGCCAAGATCGGGGAATTGCTGTTCAGCGGACTGGCGGGGATGGGCGGCTTTTTCGGCAACCTGTTCGGCGGGTTCTTTGAGTCCGGCGGCTTTATCGCGCCGGGACAGTTCGGCGTCGTGGGCGAATCGGGGCCGGAAATTGTCATGGGCGGGCGCACCGGACAGACCGTCGTGCCGATGCAGCCAGCCGCGGCGCAGCCGGTCGTCAACCTGCGCAACATCAACGCTTTCGACACCGACGTGATCCGCGATTACCTGCTGTCCGCGCAGGGCGAGCAAGTGATGCTCAACTTCATCCAGCGCAACGGCTCGCGCGTGCGCGCCGCGAGCGTCGGCCGATGATCTGGCCGTTTCCTCCGGTGCGCGACATGCTCGAGGGCGTGGAGCACGTCACGGATGCGTTACGGGCGTTTTCCGAAGAGCAGCGGATTCAACTGGTCGCCACACCTCGGCGGCGGCTGAATCACGAATACGTATTCTCGACGCCGCGATCGTACGAGCGGGCGCGGCTGATGATGCGCGGCCAGCACCCAGGCGCCTTCGAGGTGCCGGACTGGTCCTCGTTCCCGCGGATCGTCACGGCCTCGGCCGGCGCGACCGCGCTGGCCTTCGACAACACCTCGCCGCAGTTCACCGCGGCCGATTCGCTCGCGATCTGGCAGGACGACGAAACGTATGAAGCGTTGACGGTCAGCGGTTCGACCACGGGCGGGCTCACCGTGTCGGCGCTGGCGAACGATTACCCCGAGGGGCACGTCCTGCGCCTGCTCGAGTGCGACTCGGCGACGGGCCTCGACGCCACGCACCCGGCGGGCCGGCACCGCACCGGCGCGATCGAGTGGCTGTGCTACACCGACACCGCGGCCACCGAGGACGCGAGCGGGTTCGGCACGTACCGCGGCGACTACCTGCTCACCGATTGCCCGGAGGTCGGCGAGGTCGCGCTGCCGGAATACGTGCGGCACCTGTTCAACACGGTCGACAACCAGATCGCGCGGCCCTTCCGCGACACCTCGCTCGAGCACCCGTCGGAAACGCTGGGCCTCGCCTGGCAACCGACCACGCGCGCGGCGGCCTGGTCCCTGCGCCGGCAACTGCTCGCGCTCCGTGGGCGTCAGAAAGCTTTCTGGCTGCCGACGTTCAACAACGCCCTCGAGCTCGCCGCGACGGCGACCACTGGGAGCAGCACGGTCGTGATCCGCGCCATTGGAATGCAGATCGGCTACCCGGACGACCAGTGCGACATCTTTTTCAGGCTCAACAGCGGCACGACGATCGCGCGCCAGGTGACGGGGATCACGGTCGGGGCGACGACTGAAACACTGACGCTGGCCTCGACGATGCCGCAGACCGTCACGCAGGCCGACATTCACTCGTTCTCGACGCTGCACCGGATGCGGCTCGCGCAGGACCGCATCGAATGGCTGCACCGGTCGGTCGTCGGCCCGAAAGTCGTGGTCGCCGCGCAGGAGGCGCCCGTGCCGTCATGACCTACCTCGCGCACGAGGAAAGCGAGCAGCAGGGCGCGCCGGTCGAGCTCTACGAGTTCATCACCGAGGACACGACCTACCGCTACACCTCCGCCGAGGTGGACGTCATCTACGCGAGCAATACCTACACCTCGGAGGCGATCTACCGTACGCCGCTGGCGCTGTCGGTCGAGACGGTGCGCAACGCGCTGACGCTCACCCTGCGGCGGAACAACGACGTCACCGACCTGTTCCGCATCTCGCCGCCCGACAACCCGGTCGGGCTGATCGTCAAGCGTTTCCACCGCGGCGACTCCGAGGTCGCCACCGTCTGGGTCGGGCGCGTGCTGAACGTGTCGTGGCAGGACACCAGCGGCGCGCAGATGCAATGCGAGCCGGCCTCGATTTCGATGAATCGCAACGGGCTGGGCCGCTACTACCAGGTGCCGTGTCCGTATGCGCTCTATAACGCCGACGATTGCAAGGTCGACCGGGCGGCGTTCACGCACGCGACGACGGTGACAGCAATCTCCGGATTGACGGTGACCGTCGCGAGCAAGCATTCGACGCACCCGTACCCGGGGGGCTTCATCGAGTTCACGACCGGGGCGCCGCCGATCACCGAGCGGCGATTGATCACCGCCGTGTCGGGCAACGTCTTCACGCTGTCGCGGCGCTTCTCGGACGCGCTGATCGTCACGTCCGCGGTGTCGCTGCTCGCCGGCTGCGATCACACGATGGCGACCTGCAACGGCGTCTTCAACAACAAGCTGAATTACGGAGGATTCATCGCCATGCCCAAGAAGAACCCATTCGCCGGCACGCCGGTGTTTTAGCCATGATCCCCGGCGCTGCGATTATTGCATCCGGAGGCGCCGCCATCCTGGGCACCGCCGCGACGATCGCCGCCTACATGGCGGTGATGCTGCTGACCTCGTACCTGTCGGCCGCCCTCGCCCCCAAACCGCCACAACCGAAGCCGTCGCTGCTCGAGGACTTCAACGTCCCGATGGCCGAGGAAGGGCGGCCGGTCGGCATGGTGTTCGGGCACGTCGTGATCAAGTCCGCGACGCTCGCCTGGTACGGCAACCTCGCGACCGAAAAGATCAAGAAAAAGACCGGCAAGAAGTGATGCGCGTCTACCGTCGCCACCTGTACCACGACACGCCGGCCCGGCAGTACTGCTCGCGCGGCTCGCGCGCGTTCTTCGCACGCCACGGATGGGACTGGTCCGCGTTCCTGCGCGACGGTTTGCCGGTCGAGACGTTCCTTGCCACCGGGGATGCGATGGCGGCCCGCGCCGCGCAGCACGCGCTCGAGGAGTCCCGTGGGCAGTAGCAAGAAAGTCACGGTTGGCTTCCGGTACAAAATGGGCTTGCATTTCGTGCTGTGCCGGACGCTCGACCGCCTCGACGAGATCATCGTCGGCGAGCGCTCCGCCTGGCTCGGCCCGCAGGCAGCCAATGGCACGATCAACATCAACAAATGGGACTTGTTCGGCGGCGACAAGCGCGAGGGCGGCGTGCAGGGCGCGGCTGACGTGCTGTTCGGCGCCGCCGCGCAGACTCAGAATGCCTACCTCGTCTCGCAACTGGGCGACCTGATCCCGGCGTTTCGCGGCGTCGTGTCGCTGGTGTTCAAGGGCGGCCGGGTGACTGGCAACAACCCCTATCTCAAGCCGTGGTGGTTCCGCGGCGAACGGATCCTGACGACGCACGACGGCTCGACGCAGTGGTACGCCGCGAAAGCGCCGGTCCCGATTCCCGACAGCGGCGTGCTGCCGGCGACGATGGTCGCGTCCGGTTCGTTCGACGTAAACGCGGTGACGAATGCCGGTACCACAGCTTCAGCCATGAAGCTGGTGGCCGGGGGCGACATTCAAGGCGTACTCGCGACCGACGAAGTGCGCCTGTGGCCGAAGTATCAAGGCACGTATCTCGGCTTGTCGGTGTGGGGCGAACCGGAATTGGGCGGGCCGCTGACCGGATCGGCTTATACCTGCTGGTACGTGGAAAATGACGAGACGTCGGCAAGTACCTTTGGACC